GGAAAATTCATCCCACTCATATAAATGAATCTGCCAACGTACCTTAGCATCTTCAATGTATTCACCTAGACTAATGTGAGTTTCATCAGGTCTATCAGTTGGTGGTTTATAGAGACTGCCTTTAACTTTCTTGGATGGTGCTTCAGTCATAGCATTGTATAATATGTACTAATTTTTATTTATTCTCACTGGTACATCTATCGTCCAACTTGGTGACGATAACTTAATCATTTTAAATTCTTTCTTTGCTTTCTCCCTTAACTTTGCTGCCTTCTCTAGTTTGTTTAACTCTGCTTCACGACCTGCTTCAGGTTGTATCTCACCATAATGAGGTTCCCATATCTCAGGATGTTCATGGTTCTCAAAGAACTCTAGTATAGATTCATCAATCATGCTATACAATGTATCCCATGTTAATGTTCTACGAAGAGTCTCAGCAAGATACTCTGCCTGATTGACAGACATTTCTTGCTTAAGGTGTTCACCTCTTGCCCATACTAATTCATTCAAATCAATTACTATCTGAACATTAGTATGAACACCAGTATCATTGTATGGTTCAATAGTCATTATTCCTCCTCAAAGTAGATACCATGAACAGTATTAAATGTATCTAATGATATGTAATCATCATCATGTACTCTTGGGTTCTCAAATACAAAGAACTCTTCAATGAAATAGTTTATGCTAACACCTAATTCATCTGCTGCATTAACCATTTCACCAATTTGCTTGTCGTTCATCTCACAGTCTTCAATGAGTAACTGTAGATCAGATAGGAATGAATCAATCATTTAATAGTACCGAGTTGAATAGTTTAACAATGGATTTGATTTTTTCTTCGTTAGGTTTTCTAAACGAATAAGTTGTTCTCTCTTTGTCTAGTGCATCAATAATAATATTGATGTCACTACGTTCTAGTTCAAATTTAAATAGTTTCACTGGTTCCTCTGTGATAATAACAGGCATACGTTTGTATCTTGCTGACACTATAGTAACCTCCATTCATTCTTCTCAATCATATCACCACAGTGAACACAACCTAATGCTGACCATGCGAAGTGATAAACAGTTTCGCCTTGGTTACACTCTGGACATATTATAAACTTACCATTATTACCTGCTCTAGTTCTTGAATTTACATTCTTAGAACCGATTGTTGTGGACATTGCCCACTCTTGATAAGTTGCCATAGAAATTGTTGTAACATAGGTATCATACATCAACAAAGTGATCTTTCAATGAGGAGTGTGACAGTTCTTTTTCTGGTACACCCTCATTGATCCTTTGCTTCATCAGTGTACCATAGTCTTCATGTAACTCACAACCAATGTAATATCTCTTAAGAGACTTTGCAACCATAGCAGTCGTGCCTGATCCCATAAAAGGATCTAGGATGATGTCACCCTCCTCTGATCCTGCCTTAATACAAGGTTCGATCAACTCAGGTGGATACACAGCAAAATGACTGCCTTTGTATGGTTTACAGGTTACTTTCCATACTGATCTCTTATTCCTCTTGTCATAGACCATCTTACGAGGTCTTGTGAGTCCTGAGAATTGGTTAGCAGTATCCTTAGTATTATTCATATTGATAGGAGTATTTCCTCCCCAACGCTCACCTACTGCTTTCTCTTTGATCGCTTCGTGATTGTAATAGTATTTCTTATTCTTACTTAAGAGAAAGATATACTCATGTGATTTAGTACACCTATCTTTAACTGACTCTGGCATTGGATTTGGTTTATGCCAAATAATATCTTGTCTTAGATACCAACCATCTGCCCTCAATGCAAATGCTAACATCCAAGGGATACCAATGAGATCCTTCTCTTTATATCCTTCTAGTTTGTTACCTCTTCTTGCACATTTATCTGGTAGATCTTGTTTAGTCTTTGATACAGATTGTTTAACTAATCCCTGTCCTTTTCCTGGTCTATAGTTATAATAACTATCACCAATATTGACCCATAATGTACCATCATCAGATAGCACATTCCTTACTTCTCGGAATACTTCTACTAGGTTTTGAATATACTCTTCTGGAGATGATTCTTGACCTATTTGGTCACCCTCCCCTCCATAATCTCTTAAACCATAATAAGGTGGAGAAGTGACACACATTCTAGGAGTAACACCAAATTCTTTGATAGTCTTACGACAATCACCAAATAATATGGTGTCTGTTAAATCACTTCTGTTCATTACGTCTGTTTTTAATGTATTTTAATTGATGCCAAGATGATTCATAACATAGTAATAATGTATGAATCATTTTATGTTGTTCATTTTTAGTGTAACGACATTCAGGTTTAGGACGTACACCAGTTTCTATTGTAATGTATCGTGGTTGTTCAATACCTTTTAAATTATATGTTGGTTCATCATCACATTTAAAATAAACCCAACCTTCGTCTTTACCATACTCACCACGATCCCAGATAACATAGTCACCGACTTCAGGTTCATACATGTTAATCTTCAGATTTCTTTATACCAGTAATTTCATCATAGAACTCAAATGGTTCACGATCTTTGTTACCTTCTTTAGGTATTTTGAAGATGTTTCTAAACTCTTTCATTTGATCTAATTGATCTTGCAATTTATCAATTTGACGTTGCAATATCTCGAAGTTTGCTTCATTATTATTTTGCATCATCAAGAAATTCTTGATTGCTGCTTTGAAATCTTCTTCTTTCAATGTTAATTACCTCCAAGAATTAGTGTTGTTAAATGTTAATTAGTATCAGTATCTTTCAGGTATTTCATCATACCTATCGGTTCTATTTTCTTTTGATTCTTTACATTTAGTGTCAGAATCTTCAGTTGATTCTTTACATTTAGAATCAGAATCTTTCGGTCTAAGTTTCATTTTTCTAAACCTAATTTAGATTTAACAAAATTACATAACAGTTTTACAAAAGATTTAGAAGCACTACCTTCTAACTCTTCAAACATATACATATTCAACTTGAAAGCATAGTTTGCTTCGCGTATAATAAGGTCTACGTCATCTTGTGCTACGTCAAGTCCGTCTAAAAGCTGGCGGTACACTTTTTTGTAATTTTTAGAATCTGAGATTTCTGAAAAATCATAAAAACTCAATCCTTTACCTTTTTCAGGTTTAAGAGAGTTCTCAGCGATACCTCTAAGTATTTGACCTCCTGAGAGGTCACCCAAGTATCTGGTGTAATGGTGACCAACCAATAGGTTGGGATCATCTTTTGCAATTTCACGAATCCTGTTAACATACTTAACACATGCCTCTGATTGTTTAATCTCGGTCTCCCAAGATGGACCATAATAATAAGACAGATCCTCCTTGAGTGACTCTTTACGAGGTAACTCTGGTAAGTTGATCTTACCAACTACAGGATGATCCTTCAATGCTTCTACCTCTTCCTCCATTGCAGAGTAAACAAAGTAGAAGTTAGCAATTAGTTTACGATATTCTTGTGGATCTAAGACACCACGAAGAAATGAAGCAACAAACTTGGTGTTCTCTGCTGCTGAGTGAGACTCTTTAGTCCCTTGTTTAATTTGTGCTGCAAAGTCTGCGACTGCCATAATTAATCATCAATATATTTTCTTGGGTTAGACATACCCTGAACATACTCAATTGCCTGATCTCTCAATAGCATTAGATCGTCATAACACTCTTGGTTATAAGCACATCCTCTTAATCTATCGTCAGGTTTATATAATGACTCTAATAGAAGAGTCTTAGCACGATCCCATGATTCATGTGATTTAGAAGGTTTGGTCATGTGCTTTTAATAGTTAAGTATATTATAGGTGTTCTTGCAATTCAATGGGGTCTGCTTGTGACACTTCTTGTGGTGTACAACCAAACCCTCCTCTTTCTTCTCTTCGTGTAGTATCCAATGTAGATTGAAGACTACGCAATTCTGATTTCATCTTATGCAATTCTTCATCAGTGTAGAGGAACCCATTGGATTCACCTGCCTTGACGCATTGCTTAAGAAGTTTGGCTTGTGCTTTCAAGCCACTAGATTCTTCCCAGAAGTAACTACTCATTGGTCTACCATCTCGAACTCTTCTATGTTTTGTGAAGGAAGTAAATGTCCTTCTATCTCATATATATGTTCTCCGTTAATAGAACCTTTGTACTCAATGCCAGTAAGACCGCCATACTCACGCATAGCTGCCTGAATCTTTAGATGCATCAGTTGTCCTTTATCAGGTACTTTCATATTATAATGCCTTTGTTTTTATATGCTATCGCATCAAATTGGATTTGTCAAGCTGGATCATCATTTACATATGGGATCGTACCATCTGGTTTCACCACGTATGCATAGATCCTATGGTTGACATCTGGTAAATTCTTTGGTTGAGGAAACCATTCGTGACAAACATCAACTGCCTGTTGTTCTGTATTAAAGATATAAAATATATCTTCAGAAGCAAATATCTCATCTATTTCTGCCTCTGGTATAATCCATTGTGGATTGCCTTCAGCATCATTATCAGTATAATATGCTTTAACTGCTGTCTTCTGATCAGCAGTCAGGTCTGAATACTTACTGTTATCAATAACTAAGATATATTTCTGTTGTTCTTTAGCGAGTAAAGCAACAATATCATATATGTTCTTTGGGTTTAATGATATTAATGCCATTATGATCCTCCGTTCTCAAGTTGTTCTAGTATAGTATCTAAGTTTGTGCTTACATTAGAATCATATATTCTTGATACAGGCATTGAATCAATAGTCTCTGTACTGATAGCAATAGAGAGATATGTTAATATTCTGTCAGAATACTTTCTATAAACACTCTGATTTAAAGTAAAGAAATGATTTAATGTGTCTTCCAAGTAATCATAACTATCACCAGCAGTAAATGTAGCACCAGTTAGAGTAGCATTTAAGTTTCCTGTTACTCTGTTATTCAATGTAACTGATGTACCATCAATTTTAGTAACACATGTGTAGTCTGGTAATACTATCACTCCATCACTTTGTGTTCCTTGAGCACTGATTGTTACTCCAACACCAGCAGCAAGTTTTGTAACATCACTTACATTTGTAATAACTGTGCCACCATCAGTAGAACCAGGATCATTCGCTGCCTGATTACCATCAAGTACTTGTACATTACCAGTGAATGTACCTGCAACTGATTTTCTCTGCTTATATTTGGATGGTGTTATTGGGAACTTAACTTCAACAGCAGTAACACCTTTCTGTCCTGTTGGTGTATCTTCAGTAAGATCTCTTAATTTCTGACGATAGGTGACCCACTGTGCTTTCTCTTCAGCAGTAATTGGTGCATCAGCAGTTTGTGTCCAATCACTATCAAGTAACAGGAACTTCCTAATCATTACAAGTTTGTTCCAGTTAACATAGTTATCCTTGGCATATAATGATGTTAATGCTGCTTCTAAGTTATAATCCTCAACCTCACGATAGTCAGTGTATTTTCTATCTAACTTTTCCCACAACTCATCTAATTCAGCACTTGTAAACTGATTAGTATCTAACTGATAGGATGACCATGAATATACACCAGTCTTCTGGTTGCGAATATTCTTATTCTTATTGATTACTGTAGCACCAGATTTGTATCTGATATATGATTCTAATTTATCACGATCAGAGTCCCAAACTGGATAAAGTATAGGAACAATATCACTAGTCCAGAAGTCATCATTAATGGCTTTAGTAACACCATTCTTTTGAATCGTTCTGTCTAGAGCATTAACATATAATGCTACTTCTTGTCCAGCCATGTTTGCCATATTATTGTACCTTAAGAGCCCATCCTGTCAATATGTATTTATCTTGTGTAAAAACTGTATTGCCACGATGAACGTGTGTCAAACCAGCAGGAAAGATACACATCATCCCTTGCTCTGGTTTAATTCTTCTCCTTTGATAGAGGAATTCTGTTTCAGCCTCACCATCAGGCATATCATTTAAGTATATAGTCCACACTAACTCACGTTGTGCAGTTTGATGTGAAGCATTTTCATAATGCCATTCATGGTATCCACCTGAAGGTGGAGTTTTTTGTCCTTTAACAGTGTATGACATCAACTTCACATTTAATAGTTGACTGTACTGCATACAATAATGTTTAAGACAACACTTCAAGTAACCATTGAACTGATCTGTCAGTTGTTGGTCATAATCTTGTAGAAATACTTGATCATCACCTCTTCCCATTCTTCTATTAGGAAACTGCTCGTCTCCATCACCAATGCCACTTGTATCAGTGGAATGATTTAATATATTATCAATTTTATCTATGGCATCTTTGCAAAGTTGTTTTGGTACAAAATTTCTCCAGATGCCAATAAAGTCATCAAACTCTCCAACCATCTTGTCAATTGGAAAGATAAATTGTTCACTCATAATTAAATCGCTTTTATCAAATATTTTACCCTATGGTATCTAGTAATCAACGGAATGTTGTTTTCTGGAGACGCAATAACTGATGTTGTTATTGGAGTCGATGAACTCATTGTGAATTTACCATCACCTGCTAACATACTAGCATCAACTGGTGAGATTGTTGTATCTACAACATCAATACCACCAATTAAACTACCATCAGCAGGAGTAAAGACTTGATTAGTTTCTTCATCATAGAATAGATGAATACCTGCTAATCCATAGTTATCTTCATCCTCATTAGTATTATCATCTTGACCAGGAGGTCTTGTCTGCCTCAAATATAGATAGATGTCGCCTTGTCTGATGGAAGCACCTTCTGGTAATGCTATGTTATAGAAGTCCCAGTCATTAGAAGTGGTACTTGCAGGAACAATAGTATTTAACAATGTGGTAGTATTACTGCTACCTGTCTTCCAGTATACCATAAGATCCTCTTCTGGTATAGCCCCTCCATTAGAACCATTACCTCTAATAACTGTGAATCTCAGATTATTTACATTGGTCAAATTAAAGGGACCAACATAGTATTCTCTTAAATCATTCGCTGAACTATCTCCAATCCAAGGCAAATATTTTGTTCCAAGTCCACCATATGAAGGAGCACCAGCACCAGCAGGAATAGCAAACTTATCACCAGCAGTAGATCCTGGTCCTGGGAGTATTTGTACCATATCATCATTAGTGGATGATTGCCATACATCACCATCATATGCTGAACCAGATGGAATACCTGCTGGATCACATAAGAAATATTTACCTTGAGGAACCGAAGGATTACCTGGAGTTGTTCCACCTCCTTCACTACCAGCATATCTAACTTTTATATAACCATTAGCACCATCTTGTGCGTTACCACCACCGTTACCTGGAGATTGTAGACCAGCAGTTACAGCAATATTTTTTCCTATTAATGTTACTGTCACTTGAGAACCCTGTCCACCTCCACCACCGTTCAAACCAAACTGTGTTGCAGTTGCAGTAGTAGTAATATTTACATATCCATCTTGACCTGGTGCTGAACCATTTGGTGACCATGTTGCAACACATATATCTGATCTGTATGCAGAATCTCCACGTTGTCCACCGCCTCCACCACCATTACCATTGTGACCGACACCAGCAGTACCACCAGTACCACCAGAGGCATTTCCAGAAGGACCGACACCACCGCCTCCTCCTCCACCACCACCAGCAGTACATCCACCTTGAGTTCCAGCATTACCATTAACAAAGTCCATCGCACTTGTCATAGAATGTAAGTTAGTTCCTGCTGCTATACCATCACCACCAGCGTAACAACCATCAGTAGTTCCACCACCGTTATAACCACCACCTGATCCACCGCCACCGCCTCCACCGCCAGCACCAGCAAATACGTTACCGCCGTTGAAGTAGACACCAGTAGCACCACCACCTGCTCCACCTGTTGCACCATTACCCCATGCACCGAGACCAGAAGGACCACCTACAGCAGGTCCATTACCACCTTGAGCTGAACTACCACCAGAATCACTCTCCATTCCAGTACCATTAGCATAACCACCTCGAAGATTGCTTCCCTGTCCTCCTGCTCTACCAATTTGCATTGTGATAGTATTAGGAGTTGATCCTAATGTTGCTACAAGTAATGCACCATTAGTTGCTGTTCCACCAATAGCACTACCATCACCAAATGGTGATTGAGTTGCTCCTGCTTCACAACCAGAGTTAGCATTAGGGTTACCATTACCTCCACCAGCACCAGAAAGTACAAGATTAATAGTTCTACCAGTCTCACCAGTTACTTGTGGTGGGTTAGTCCAAGTAGAATTAAATGCAGTGAATGATTGAGTTCCTAAAGGAATTGTACCAGTGAAACCATTTGCTGCACCATCACCACCAGAACTTATTGGTTTAGGAGTT